TCTTTAGTTAGAAGGATGATTCCTTTTGCTGATTTAATTCAGATGACACACTTGAAGTTACAGCAAGTTATATCTAAGGTTGTACCGGACGGTGTATTTATAGATGCTGACGGTTTAAACGAGGTTGATTTAGGTACAGGTCAGGCTTACAATCCTGAGGATGCATTAAGGTTATACTTCCAAACGGGTAGTGTAATTGGTAGAAGCTATACGCAGGAAGGTGACTACAATCAAGGTAAAGTACCTATCACGCAGTTAACGTCAAGCTCAGGGGCTAGTAAGACTCAAATGCTTATCGGTAACTATAATCATTACTTAGGTATGATACGTGCTGTAACAGGCTTAAATGAAGCGAGAGACGGTTCTACTCCTGACCCTAATTCTTTGGTTGGTGTAAATAAGTTGGCTGCATTAAATTCTAACACAGCTACAAGACATATACTAGACGCAAGTTTATTTATATATAGAAGTTTAGCAGAAGCTTTAACGTACAGAATATCTGACGTTTTGCAGTACGCTGATTTTAAGGATGAGTTTGCTAATCAGATAGGTAAGTACAACGTGTCTATACTTCAAGACGTAAATGACTTGTATATATACGACTTTGGAATCTTTATTGAAGTATCTCCTGACGAAGAAGAAAAGGCACAGCTAGAGCAAAATATTCAGATGGCTCTTTCTAAGGGTGATATAAATCTAGAGGATGCAATTGATATTAGAGAACTTAGAAATCTTAAGGTTGCTAATCAACTACTTAAGGTTAAACGTGTTAAGAAACAGGAGCGAGATGAGAAGATGGCTATGCAGCAGCAAGCTATTACAGCTCAGCAGCAGATTAAATCTCAACAACTCGCAGCTCAGACGGCTATGCAAAAGATACAAGCTGAGACTCAAGCCAAGATGCAGATTAAGCAAGCAGAGGTTGCGTTTGACATCGAGAAGATGAACAACGAGGCTCAGTTAAAGGCTGTACTTATGGATAAGGAGTTTGACTTTAATATGCGTCTTAGAGATATATCTGAGAATGCATTACAGGGTAGAGAGACTCAACGTGAGGATGCTAAGAGTGCACGTATAAGTCAGCAAAACACAGAGCAGAGTAAATTAATAACACAGAGAAAGAATAATTTACCTCCGCAAACCTTTGAATCTAACGAGGATAGCTTAGATGGGTTCGACTTATCAGAGTTTTCACCTAGATAAATCGTATTAATTAATTGTTTAACTTTGCATAAAATCAAATCAAATGGATATTAAAGTAAGAGCACTCGATGATGTAGAACTAAAATCTGCAGCACAAGTTGAAGAAGAGTTACTTCAAAAGCACGAAGATAAATTCGAAGAACAGGTTGTAGTCGAACAACCACAAGAAGAGGTACAAGGGTTAACCGAAGACCAAGTTCTTTCACATATTAAAGAAAGATACAATAAGGAGTTTACATCAGTGGATGACATCTTTGCAGAGCGTGAGGCTCAAGAAGAATTGCCTGAGGATGTTGCTGCTTATTTTAAGTATAAAAAAGAAACAGGTCGTGGGATTAATGATTACGTTAAATTACAACGTGATTTTGATGAAGCAAATCCTGAAGCTTTGCTACGAGATTACCTTAAGACTACGGAGACAGCTCTTGACGATGACGACATAGATTCGTTAATGGATGAGTACTCCTACGATGAGGACTTGGATGACGAGTCAGACATTAAGAAAATCAAAGTAGCAAAGAAAAAAGCTATTGCTAAAGCGAAGAACTACTTCGAAAAGGAAAAAGAGATGTACAAGCAGCCCCTTGAGTCAAGGTCGGATGCTATCCCTGAAGCCGATAAGGAGCAGTACAATGCGTACAAGCAATATTTAAGTGAGGCTGCAACGCAGCAAGAGGAGACTAAACGAAAGTCTGAGTGGTTTACACAGAAGACTGACGAAGTTTTTAACAATGATTTCAAAGGTTTTGATTTCAACATTGGAGAAGACAAAGTTACGTATAGTCCGGGTAACGCAGAAGATACCAAGAAGGCACAACTATCACCTATGAACTTTGTTAACAAGTACTTAGATGATAAAGGTCTTATGAAGGACGCTGAGGGTTACCATAAAGCGTTAGCAGTTGCAATGAACCCTGAGAAGTTTGCTCAGTATTTTTATGAGCAGGGTAAGTCGAATGCAACAGAGGATGTTATGAGGAAGACTAAGAACATTAATATGACAACTCGTAACACACCTGAGGTATCGTCTAAATCAGGGACACAGTTTAAGTCTTTAGGAAACGACTCAGGTCGTGGTTTAAAGATTAGAAGTATTAAAAGAAAATAAATTCTAAAAATTAGAAAAAATGGCAGGTTCAGTACAAGGAACTCCGGGATTTGACTTACAGCCAAGTTCGGAACAGGTTGCTTTAAGTAGCAACTATATTACAAATTTTGATTTCTTAAATCAGTATCTACCTGATACTTACGAGAAAGAATTTGAGCGTTATGGTAATCGTACCGTAGCATCTTTTTTACGTTTAGTTGGTGCAGAGATGCCATCTAACTCTGACCTTATCAAATGGGCAGAACAAGGACGTTTACATACTAAGTATACAAAAGTAACTTGTGCAGTAGGAGCTGCTGCGACAGCAGTATGGACTGTTGGTGACACTTTAGTACCGGGTAGTGGAAGTATTGCAGTTCGTGTTGGTCAGACAGTTATGTTGACTAAAAACACAGGTGGTGCTAACCTTAAAGCCTTAGTTACAGTAGTAAATACAGCAGCGGGTACAGTTACTCTTGCTTACTATGGAGCAAACCATACAGGTGTTGTTGCAGATGAATACACAATGTTTATCTACGGTTCTGAATTTGCAAAAGGAACTCCCGGAATGTTAGGTTCTTTAGAGGCTGATGACGTATTCTTCGAGAATAAGCCAATTATCCTTAAAGACCGTTACGCAGTATCAGGTTCTGATATGGCTCAAATCGGATGGGTTGAAGTAACTACAGAGAACGGTGCGTCAGGATACCTTTGGTACTTGAAGTCAGAGCACGAGACTCGTTTACGTTTTGATGACTACCTAGAGACAGCTATGTTGGAAGCAGTTCCTGCATTAGTAGGTTCAGGTGCATCAGCAGCGATAGGGAATGGCACGGCAGTAGCAGGTGCTCCAACAGGTGCAGGTTCAGAAGGTGTATTCTACGTTGTAAACAACAGAGGTAATGTATGGTCAGGTGGTAACCCGAATGTATTGGGTGACTTTGATTCAATTATCCAACGTCTTGATAAGCAAGGTTCTATTGAGGAAAACGTAATATTCGTTGACCGTCAGTTTGGATTTGATATTGACGATATGTTAGCAGCACAAAACTCTTACGGAGCAGGTGGTACTTCATATGGTTTATTTGACAATGACAAAGAGATGGCATTGAACTTAGGTTTCACAGGATTCCGTAGAGGTTATGACTTCTACAAGTCTGATTGGAAGTACTTGAATGACCCAACTATGCGTGGTGGTTTACCAACAGGTGCAGGTTCAGGTAGAATCAATGGACTTTTAGTTCCTGCAGGTTCAACATCTGTATATGACCAAATCTTAGGTAAGAACGCTAAGCGTCCTTTCTTACACGTACGTTACAGAGCTTCAGAAACTGAAGACAGACGTTACAAGACGTGGATTACAGGTTCAGCAGGTGGTGCAAACAACTCATCTTTAGATGCAATGGAGGTTAACTTCTTGTCAGAAAGAGCAGTATGTACATTAGGTGCAAATAACTTCTTCTTATTCCAAGAGTAGTTTAGTGATATTAGGAGCTCGTTCACACGGGCTCCTTTTATTTTTTTTAAATTCAAATTAAATTCAAATGAAAAAAACAGTAGAGTACTTAGATAAGCAGTACAAGTTATTAGGACAAGAAGCTCCTATATCTTTTATGCTTGCATCAAGAAATTCAAGAAGATTCCCGTTACTATGGTTTGATGAGGAGAAGGGAGAACAAAGAGCTCTTCGATACGCAAGAAACCAACAGAGTCCGTTTGAGGACGAGCAAGACGGAAACGCAATACTAGAGCCAATCGTATTTGAGGATGGCTTCTTATCGGTTCCAAAAAGCAACCAATCATTACAAAAATTTTTAGACTTACACCCTGCGAAGGACATTAAGTATTCTGTTATAGATAAGGTTAAAGAAGCTAGTGAGATAGTTGAAGACCTTAACACTGAGGTAGATGCTTTAATAGCAGCACGTGAGCTTACAATAGACCAAGTAGAGGCTATCACTCGTGTGGCATTTGGCTCAGACCCAAGCTCGGTAACATCAACAGAGTTACGTAGAGATATTCTTTTGTTTGCTAGAAGAGAGCCGCAAGCCTTTCTTAATATACTAGGAGACTCTACTCTTATGATTGACTCATTAGTTCAGTCATTCTTTGATAAGGGTATATTAACCTTTAGAAAGAACAAGAAGGAAGTATTCTTTAATACTCCAACTAACAAGAAACGAATGCTAACCATTCCGTTTGGTGAGGACCCACTGTATGTGGTATCGTCTTACCTTCAGAGTGATGAGGGTATTGAGGTTCTAGAGTTTTTAGAAAAAGTCGCAGAGACTAAGTAGTAAAATAAGGAGGCTGAAAAGCTTCCTTTTTTTTTGCTATATTTGTATAATTATTAATCATCTAATTTTTTAACGATGGAAAAATATTTAAAAATACCTGCATCTTCAAGAACTCAACTAGTCTCTTGTTCAAATGTAGCTCACGTATACTCTGCAAGTGCAACAGCAACTTCAACTAGAGTAGATTACACTGATGGTACTACTGCGACAATAGCTCACGCTGCAGCAGTTGCTTTTGATGTAAGAGATGCTTTATCTAACGCTATCATAGCAGCAAGACAAACTTCTTGGACTCAAGTAGAATTTTTAGTAGATATGCCAAAAGTGGCATCAGCAATAACATTAGCATAAACTTAAGAAAATGGAGAAATTTATAAAATTAGCTGTTACAGGCTCAGGAATAGAGACATTAAGTTTGTCTAATGTAAAAATGATTATTGGTAATGGAACTACAAGTACAATTGTTCATTATCTTGGTGGAGCAAAAGCTACTTTAACTACTCCTACTGATGCTTCTTTTTTATTGGAGAATCAACTACAGAACGCTATGGTTAGTTTATATCAAAATTCGTGGACTAATAATCAAGATACTATTACACCTGTTGTAGCAGTATCTGCAATCGAAGTATCATAAGCTTATGGTAAAATTTATTAAATTTGATATTGCAGGAAAGGTGTGGTATATAAATGCAACTGCGGCTAATACTGTACTAAATACTCAGAACGGACCGTATTTAACACGAGTTGTTTTTAAATATAGTGCTAACCCTAATAACACTATTAAATTAGATAATTATAGTGGAGCTTATACTATATATTCTTATATTCTTGAAGCTTATAGAAATGCAATAAGCTCTTCGGCTAATAGTCCAATTTACGACCCTACTATCACTCAGGGCACTCAACCAACTTTAAATCAAATAACATAATGGCTGATTATATAGGAATTAACGTACCGACACCGATTGCAATTAACCAACCCATCACAACTACCGGAACTACAAGTGTGATTTGTAGTGGCGGTGATTTTGTGAATATGGGTGTGAAAGTAGGTGACACAGTATTAAATATAACAGATACCGAATTTACTACTGTAACTGATGTAGTTTCTGCAACCGAACTAACAGTTAGTCCGGCAGGGACGTTTGCTCAAGCAAGTGATGAAATATGTGTGCTATCAGGTACTAAAAATACACTTATTCCTGTTAAGACAGGTGTTATTTTATCTATAAACACAGAAGTTTTTGCGAGCCATAATCGACTTGATTTAAGGCTTATGACTAATGAAACCTCTAATGACTATATGAAAGTTTATATAGAAAACGGTGGTACAACTGCAGTTTCCGAAGGGAATAAAATTACGGAAAGTTTTATTAATAGTGTTTCAAATGTATTAGCGAAAGGATATCAACCAAATATTGTTTCTACATTAGCACTTCCTAATGGAGCAAGATATGCTTACGTTGTGTTGGAAGCTAGTTAACATTAAGTAAACATATACTTACTAAAGAGCCTTTTTATAGGGCTCTTTTTTTTTGCGTATATTTGTGAAAAGATTTTAAGATGATAGATGCAGTAAGAAATACAGTCCTTGCTATACTTAATAAGAATAACTACGGATACCTTTCCCCATCAGACTTTAACCTGTATGCACAACAAGCTCAGTTAGAGATATTTGAGGATTACTTTTACCAATACAACACACAGATTAACCTAGAGAATGCTCGTAGGTCAGGTACTGATTACGCTAACTTGTCTAAGGGTATACTTGAGGTGATTGACTTGTTTTCAAAGACAGCGACACTAGCTCAGACGGTAGCCGCAGATAACACCTATACAATGCCTGCTGATTATTATTTAATGAATACGGTTATTTATAATGGTTTAGAAGTGGAGCGTGTTAATCAAAGTAAGATTACTATGCTTTTAAACTCTATGATTACAGCACCAAGTAAAGAGTTTCCTGCGTATACAACTGAAGGCTCTATAATGACCGTGTATCCAATTACAATAACAGGTGCTACAGATATATCATCTCAGTACGTTAGATACCCACTAACACCTAAATGGACATATAATTCAGCCTTAGTAAGTCAAGGACCTGTGTTTAATCCGTCGGCTGCAGATTACCAAGACTTTGAGCTACCACTTGATAACCTTAACGACTTAGTTATAAAGATATGTCTATACGCAGGTGTAGAGATACGTGAAGCAGCGGTGGTACAGTTTGCACAGGGAGAAGAACAACAAAATAATACACAACAATAATGGCATATATATCTCAGTATCAGTACTATGAAAACTCAGGAGCAAATCCTGAAGATGCTAATTGGGGTTCGTACCAATACGTTAGCTTAAAGGATATAGTAAACAACTTTATGTTGATGTACCAAGGAAACCACTCTTTAGTTAATAACGAAGAGCGTTATAAGATTTTGTTCCACGCAAAACGTGCGGTACAGGAACTTAACTACGATGCATTCAAAGAGATTAAAGCTTTGGAGCTAACAGTAAATGACTCAGTACGATTTATATTGCCGTCTGACTACGTTAATTGGGTTCGTATATCTTTGTTTGAGAATGGTGTACTAAGACCAATGACAGAGAATATTCAACTTACCTCAGCACAGGCGTATCTTCAGGACAACAACTTAAACATATTGTTTGATGAATCGGGAAGTGTATTAAAGCCTGAGTTCTCACCAATTGATGTTGCACGTATAAAAGGAACTAAGAAGAGTATATACTTAAACAGCAACAGTGCGTATAATAACGCAGAAGGTTACTGCTGTGATGGTAATTGGTTCTTTGATTTTGCGATAGGAGCTCGCTACGGGCTTAACACGGAGACAGCTAACGCTAACCCTACCTTTAGGATAGATGCTAAGGCAGGCGTTATTAATTTTGATTCTACAATGTCAGGCAAGAGTGTGATAGTAGAGTACGTATCTGACGGAATGGAGGGTGGTGATAACTCTTTGATTACGGTTAATAAATTATTTGAAGAGTACGTTTATTCATACATCCAATACTCTATATTAGATAGTAAGCTTGGTGTTCAGGAGTACGTAGTAAATAGAGCTAAGAAGAAGAAATCAGCCCTTCTACGTAACGCAAAGATAAGAATCAGTAATATTCATCCGGGAAGATTGTTAATGAATCTAAGAGGACAAAACAAGTGGATTAAGTAGTATGGCTAATAGTAAAAGAAATTTCATACAGGGTAAGATGAACAAGTCGCTTGATGAGAGACTTGTACCTAATGGTCAGTACATTGACGCATTAAATGTACGACTTGGTTCTACCGAAGATTCAGAGATAGGGTCTGTCGAAAACTCAAAGGGTAATAGTTTGCTTACAGACATAACTTTAGGCATCTATAGTAGTATATCATATCCTTTAAGTGCAAATTCTACGTGTATAGGTGCGTTTGAAGACGGAGCTAATGAGACTATATATTGGTTTATACACGATAATAGTGCTACTGATACAGCAACAGGTAAAGCTGACTTGATAGTATCATTTAATACTAGAACAAACTCAACTACAACCCACGTTATTAGCTTTAAAAATGCTGATGACGTTACAAATACTACATTAAATTTTAATAAAAAATACCTTATAAATAATGTAGATAAGGTCGGTAACCTTTTATTTTTTACAGATAACTATAATCCACCTAGGAAAATTAATGTAACTAAAGACTATACTTACCCTTCTAGTATTACGGGTGATGATGGTTTTTCTTATAACTCATTATTGGTTATAGCAAAGCCACCATCACAAGCCCCTACTATTCAAACTAATACAACGGGTAATTCTGACTCGTATATGGAAGATAAGTTCTTATGCTTTGCTTATAGGTATAAGTATGAAGATAATGAATACTCTGCTACATCTCAATTTACAAATCCCGTATTTATACCGAATAATTTCTCTATTGATAATGGCTTAAATGAGGGAATGATTAATAGCATTAACTCTGCTTTAATATCTTATAACACAGGAGACTCTTTGGTAAAAGGAATAGATATTTTATTTAAAGAATCAACATCTAACGCTATTAAATTAGTAGAGTCATTAGATAAGTCTAAGTTAAATTTCGGAGACAATCTTATAAAGACGTATACTTTTAGTAATAAAAAAATATTTACTATACTATCAAGCGGAGAGATACTAAGACTTTACGACAACGTACCTTTACTTGCTAATGCTCAAACACTAATGGGTAATAGATTAATGTACGGTAACTATTACGAGGGGTACGATGTAGATTCTAATATAGACTACTACACAGATATATCAAGCAATCGTGCTGAAGTATTTGATATTACTACCTCAATTCTTTCTGCTAACTATACAGTTAGTGGTACTACCACTGCTTCAAATGGTGCTATTGTTGCAGACTTCACAGAAGTAGCGGATATATTACTTGCTAACTCAACTATAACTTTGGTCTTTGATACGTCTCACTCTGAATTTAATGGAGCTGCAGGAGTTACTGACCCTCCGGAAACAACGCCAACTACTAACCAAAGTTTTACATATACCTTAAGACAAGATTTTTCTTCTGTAGCTGATATGGTTGCAGACCCTGATTTTCAAGAAAGATTTTCAGATATTCAGCCTTTGATAACTAATTCGTGTACAGGAAGTTCTTTTAGTGATATATTTAATTGCAGTATACCAAATTCATTAGGTAGTGCAGGAGGGTCTGATACTTGGACTAAATTTAATTCCGGAATAAGCACTCCAAATCAAGGGATGACTGTTGGAGAATTATTAAATAATATTGCTCTAATCGTTCCTGCAGTTGGTTTTCAAAATACCCCTGCTAACGATGAGGAGATATACGAGTTTTATAATGTAACAAATGTTTCTGTAACTTTTAGAAATGCAGGAAACCCAACAAGCCTTCACAGTAATAGAGGTTATGAGCTTGGTATGGTTTATATGGATGAATTTAATAGAGCTACATCCGTATTGACAAGTGAAAATAATAATAATTTTATTCCTTGTGTATCTAGTGTTAATCAAAATAAAATAAAAGTTAATATACCGCCATCTCAGAGAGCTCCATCGTGGGCTAAAAGATATAAGTTTGTTTTAAAACCTTCCGAGGATACTTATGAAACTATATACTCTCAAGAATATTATACAGACCCTAGTGATAATAATGTTTATTTTTTACTAGAGGGAGAGAATATTGCAAAAATTGAAGATGGTGACGAACTTAATGTAAAAGCAGATTCAAATGGTGCTTTAGAAACTTGTAGTACTGCTGTAGTTTTAGAGAAGAAAAGTCAAGCAAAAGACTTTATTTCACCTTTAGACCCTAGTGATGACATTATATCAGTGCCCGCAGGAGTATATATGAAAATACTTCCAACTAGTTTTACAGCTAAATCAGTTTACGGTTCATTTATAAATCCGGGATTTAGAAAAGTAACTGTCAATTCAGATTTATATTCATCACTTTACTCTTCTATTAGTAGCGTTACTCTTCCTGAGTCTAGGGCTGTTATGTTTTATGGAAATTTTCAAGAATCAATAGATGTTGGAGGTACTCATATTCCTTGGAGTATACCTCAGGGGAGTAGAATAACTATTGACTTTGACTTATATAGAAATACAGGCGGTATCACAAATGGGTGTGATAGTAGAAGTTATAAACTTAAAAGAGAGTTTATCTCTGCAGGTGATTATGATGATATAATAGATTGGTGGACACAAGACAACATCGGAGATATAATTGATTCAGGGTCTAAAAGTCCTAGTAGTATAGACAATACCTTTATAGCTACTACTGCTGTAAATAGCACAGATGTACAGACTTTTGTAGGCCAAGGAACTGAAGGTAGCACCACCAAATACTACTATCAATGGTATAAGGGTTCTGTTACAGAAGAAATTGTTTTTATGATAAAAGGAACAAGAGCTTGTGGGGCATCTACAGAATTTGGTGGTTCAGCAAATATAACCGCTGAATTTAACATACAGAGGAATGTTGGAACTATTGTATTTGAGACGCAACCAACAGACGCACTTCCTGATGTGTGGTATGAAGGACAAGACTCGTACCCTATAAGCACCGATGGTGAAGGGTTTCATCTTGATGGTGGTAACTTTGCCAATGCCTTAGACCAAGACCAATCAGCTTCACAAAATGGCGTGTTTTATTTAAACTTTTTTAATTGTTTTACTTTTGGTAATGGAGTTGAAAGTTATAAGGTAAAAGATTCAATTACAAGTGATGGTTTTAACTCAGGAAACAGGGTAACATCTGTATCTGAGCAAGAGTACAAAAGGACTCATAGATTTAGTGACATTACCTATAGTGGCTTGTATAATCAAGAGACTAACATAAATAGACTTAATGAGTTTAACTTAGGTTTATTAAACTTTAAACCACTTGAAGCATCTTTTGGTGAGATTAATAAGATGGATGGTAGAAAGACGGACATTCTTGTCTTACAGGAAGATAAGATTTCATACGTACTATCCGGAAAGAACTTATTGTCAGATGCTTCAGGAGGGAATGTTCTTACGTCAGTGCCTGAGGTCTTAGGACTTCAAGTTGCTAGAACTGAGGACTTTGGTATTAGCAATAACCCCGAGAGTTTTGTTTCTTATGGAGCTGATAAATTTTTTACTGATTCTAAAAGAGGAGCTTTATTGCAGCTTAAAGGTAGCAGTGCTTCAAACGAACAGTTAAATGTTATATCAGAGTACGGTATGCGTAGTTGGTTTAGAGACTTATTTACGGATAGCTTTAAGACTCAAAAGCTAGGAGGTTATGACCCTTATATGAATGAGTACGTTCTAACAAGTAACGACACTGCATTGCCTTCTGAAGACGTATGCTCTCCGTGTGGAACTTCAAGAACTATAGACTTCTCAGGAGACTTATTAGATTCTACGCAAACATTCTGTGTAAACCTACCAACCACCACGGGTACTACAGATATTAATTATGATGTACCTACAGGGTCTTTTATTGGTATATCAATAAATTATCAAGGAACAATAACAAACCATACAAACTTAACAGGCTCAGGTAGTGTTAGTTACACTAAACCAACAACAACACCTAACACTGTTTCTATTACAGTAACAAATACTTTAGGTAGCTCAGTTTCAACTATAACACCTCAATGTCCTACAGGAGTGCCTATTACTTTAAAAACAATAGTTCTTACAAACAATAGTGATGTAGGAAAGTTTTTACATATAGGTCATAATTTTGTGGATGTAAACTCTGATAACTCTAGCCCTGATTCACAGATTGAGTTTATTGAAAATACAACAGGGGCTGCTGTATTTGCTTCGGTATTTACAGAGCAAACAGGCTTTAAAGGAGATACAGTATTCCCTTCACAAGGTAGTTATGTAGACTTAAGAACTAGTAAATGGTTACCTTTAGACAACTATGATGTTGATGCTCAAGATAATTTTAAATATTTATTTACTTCTTCTAACTATACTAACACGGTTAGTGGTTTAAATGCAATGCTAGCAGCTTCTAATCCTCTTACTAAGACGGGTTCAAACCCAACATTTACATCTTCTCCATTTTCATACTCACCATCTGCGCCACAAGATTTCTTATATTTAATATATGACTTCAGAACTTCAACCCCTCAGACATTATGTGTTCAAACGGGAGGAGAGACTATATCAAACTTAGATGCCGTATGTTGTGAGTGCGAGTGTACTGCTACTAATACAGAGTACACAATAACAAACCCTAGCGTTACTACAACTATAGTAACGACAAGTTTAGGGAACACAGCGTTAGTAGGAGGCACTTCATCAGTATTTTGTTCAAGCACTTACCCTACAATAAGCCCTGTAACAAAGGGTATTGTAATAAGTGTAACAGGTTGTGATTGCTAAAAAAAAATAAACTATGTCAGAATATTTAACAAAATACTTTAACGCTCCTACTTTTAGTGAGGCTACTACAGTTTACGATGACGCCTTGTTGTCTACTGTTTCGGTAGATGGATACTACTCAGATGGAGTTGTTACTAGATACCAACTTACCGGAGTGCTAGGTCTTAACGCAACTTGCCCAACCTGCGTAACATACGCCTGCACTAGTGGTGTTACTATACCTACAGTTGATGTTGCTAGGTATGACTTAAAGACTACTTTTGGTACGGCTATAGGAGCTATTAAATTAACTGTTAGTAATTTAGGATTATATCCAATTGGTATTCAGCTAATGAAAGACAATGTTCAATACGATGTTAAATTTAGTTCAACAGATACGGCTTTTGAGGCTCTTGGACAAATCAATGCCCCTGTTACATTTGACTTAAGCTTCTTTTCAAGTGGAGCCACAGCTCCTTGCTCGGCTTATAATTTTAGTTCTTTGTCGTTACCAACATATATGTATAATGGGACTACGTGGGCTACGGATGACGTTTTAAGTACAGTCTCATTAACTAATAAGAGGGGTGCTACCACAGAAGAGAGTTTAGATACCTTAATACTTTACGTCCCAAAAACATCTGCTACTGATTTTACTTTAAGAACAATAGCTGTTGCACCTTGTGGTGGGGCGAGTCTAGCAACCCCTATATCAATAGGATGTCCTGTAGCTTTACCTGCTTTTGATATATCAGGTCCACAACCAAATCAAAGTGCAGCTTGTTTAGTAACCCCTTCTTTACTATACTATGTTGGATATGTTTCAGGTTCAACAGTTGGTGGTAATGTTAGGATAAGTTTAAATGACTTTATATTTAACGATGCTAATGGAAATGTTAAAGCCTCTGACGCTTGGTATGGTATTAATAGAGTTAATGCTGAAGGTGGTGGAGCTGCAGGAGAGAAAAGTAGAATACAAGTTCAAGATGGAATAGTTATTAACTTACAAAGTTGCGTTTAAAATAAGATATGCCAAACTATACACTTACATACAGCGAGGGGTCTAAAGGATTCCCCTCGTTCTACAGCTACAACCCTGAGTATATGATAGGGATGAACAACTACTTCTATAGCTTTAAGAATGGGCAGTTGTACAGACACAATACCAACGAGACTCGCAATAGTTATTATGGTACGACTTACTCATCTATGATTAAGACTGTTATAAACGAGAACCCGCTTGATAATAAGTTATTTAAGACTCTAAACCTTGAATCTACTGATGCGTGGTCTGCTGAGATACTTACAGATATAGCGGCTCAGTCTAGTTCAATAGCAGACACATCATTTGTAAAGAAAGAGGGGAACTACTTTGCCTACGTGCGTACAAATGGTGCTACTGCAGGAGGTGCTTTAACT